ACCCTAGACCATGTGTGTCAGTGTCAGTCACACACATTCTTCCCCTCTTCTCCACATTTCAGCAATACCCACGCTAAGCCACACTTAAATATTATATAAAGGATGCTTTTCCTTTTTTTTTATGCAAAGATCTCGCAATTATGTGTTCACATACAACAACTACACCGTCGCCGACGAGAATCGAATTCGATCCCTTCCTTCCCGCTATTTGGTCTACGGACGGGAGGTTGCTCCAACAACCGCCACCCGACACCTACAAGGCTTTATATCCTTCCCCAACGCGAGGGGACTCGCCCCCGTTCGGCGACTCTTGGGATGCCACGTTGAGGTTGCTAGAGGAACCCCAGCCCAATGCCGAACATATTGCATCAAGGACGGCGACTTTGTTGAGACCGGGGAAATCCCTGCTGACCCCGGCGAACGCGAAGCTGATCGCTGGGCCCTTGCCCTTGAAGCTGCCAAAGAGGGGCGTGTTGAAGATATCCCCCCGGACATCTTCCTTAGGCATTATAGCACCATCCGGAGAATCGAGCGAGATTTTGAAAACGCTCCGTCGATCCTTGAGAACACGGCCGGTATCTGGATTCATGGCGTTGCTGGATGCGGTAAAACTCGGGCCGTCTACGACCGATACCCCGGCCTTTATCCGAAAGGGCTCAACAAGTGGTGGTGCGCGTACAAGAAAGAGGAAGTCGTCCTCATCGACGACGTCGACAAGTCCCACGGACAGTGGATCGGTTATTTCCTCAAAATTTGGGGAGACCGATATGGATTCATTGGAGAATCCAAGGGAGGGTCGTTTAAAATACGACCTCCCAAGGTTATAGTAACCTCTCAATACAAAATTGAGGATATATTTGCTGATATTGAAACTAGAGCTGCGCTCTTAAGAAGATTTATAGTTATAGAAAAGTTTATTGGACAAAATATAATTATTTAAACTACTTTCACCCCCAACCATTCCTTTAGCATAGCGCAGCGTAGGCCGGCAGGCCGTTACATTATGCGTACGTGGTTGCTAATTCTGCGTTTACTGGAACTCCACTGGCATCTCCGATGACATATACGAAAGGTTGACCTGTTGCTAAATTGCTGGTTTGAGTGTTTAATCTTGGGAATACATTAACAGCGTAGACTTTGTATTTTGTTTTTAAAACACCAACAATTTTGACTCTTGCTGTTGTAATAGATCCAGCCTGCCAGGAGTTTGTCGTGTCGGCGATAGAACCTCTGGCGACCATAAATACTGTATGCCACAAACCTCTAATTCCTCCTGCAAATTCTTCTGCGTGTCCAGTACTGATTATTCTACCCGGATTGAAATTAAATATGTGTTTGTGTTCTTCTCCTGCTTGCATAGTACTGGATACTTTTTGTACTATTCTCCAATGCATATTAAATGCTTTAGAATCGGTTGGCTTGGAACCGTAAAAGCTTTGATTACAAGTGGCTAGATTTGCACTAGCGTCAAGATATCCATCTTGCCAATCTGTTTTGAACTGATTTGTTGGGAACGTTTTTTGACTGTTTTTTAATTGACAAAAGTATAGATCCACTTCTGTAGTGAATGGAGATTGATTGGTGTATGAATATTCCGCTTTTACACTTTCTACGTATAGACTGTTGTATTTCATTCCCGTGGCATTGCCATCTAATGTGATGTATGCTGGTCCAGTAGTATTTCTTAATTTGGCGTGTTGTTCCCACATATCTATTAAGAGTTGTGAACCACATATACCTTGTGATTGATTATCAGCGATTCCATTTATGATTTGTTTTCCTTGATCATTAGTAGTATTTGTTCCTCCTCCGGCAATGGATGTATCGCAACTGAAAGTCATTAAAGCTTCTGCTACTAATGGTTGCTTTGCCCAAGTAACCATTTTTCCGCCTCTGGCTTTTTTATAAGTAATAGTATGGCGACTTTCATATCCAGTTGTAGCTTGATATCTATTGGATTGTTTTTTCTCCTTTTTTCTTTGGGTTTTTACGACAGTTCTGCTGCGACTTTTTTTTCCAGATACTCGTTTCCTGCTTTTCGGGAACGGACCTTGTTTGGTTTGTTGTTTATTATTATTCTTTCGCATATATCGACTTGCTGCTGCTACTCCTAATGCGGCTGCTCTTCCTAGATACGGATGAACTTTTTTGTATGTTTTGTATGCCCTGTATGCTCCGCTTACACCTGCCAACATTTGAATAAGAGGGGAAAAACCCCTTTTTGAGCTTTTTAGCACATTAGGGTCTAGGCTATTATTACCCTAGACCATGTGTGTCAGTGTCAGTCACACACATTCTTCCCCTCTTCTCCACATTTCAGCAATACCCACGCTAAGCCACACTTAAATATTATATAAAGGATGCTTTTCCTTTTTTTTT